TAAACTTATAATTATGGATGATGTTATTAATTCAGTATTAGGCTTTGATTTTAATATAACTATCAAAGACTCAGATGAAAAAGAAATTAGAACAGGTGCAAGATCAACTTATTATCCTGATGAAGTTACTGTAATAAATCATAGAATACCTGATAAGAAATGGTTTACACATTATAATGAAGGTCTAATAGAAAAGATTATGGATTATAGAAGACTAAATGATTAACTATGAATATATCAGTAAGTTATGAAGACTCCGATGTTGCTAAAGCATTGGAGTCTATTATTAAACACCCTAATAGTGCAGAGTTTGTAAAGTTACTTACTCCTATGCTATGTAGTAGTAGTCAAGCTATACAACATTTCTTTAAGTTGATGATAGGTAATAAGTTACCGGAAGTTATTCCAGATGGTACATTGTGTTATATGCCTATTAATCAAATAAGTTATAGTTCCAACAAAGATTTAATTGGTAACAGTGATTTATGTATTGATGATAATATTATTGTATCAATTCAGGGTTTTAGAGGATACCATGAGTACAGTACTTATACAGTACAATATACTAATATTTTAGAAGATGGTACAAGAAAGAAAGATATAACATATGTTTCTGCTGAATACCTTGAAGCTATAGATGAAATTTAAGATAGTATATTTTCAATAAATATGCTTTTCCTGTAAATAATGAGGGGTTGTAATGACCCCTTTTTATTGTTTTAGCTATATAGTGCATTAATTTAACAACTTAATGAAACTATGTGAGATATATTATTATACATTTACTAAACTTTATGTATAAAAATGTTATATCAGTTAAATAATGGCAAAGTAATTTACTTATCTATTGAGCAATTCTTAGAGCTTACAGATGAAGATGTCCAATATCTTATGGCACTAGATGCCGGTGAATATGCTACCAATCCATTTACAGATTCAGCAGTCCTTGAAAATACAAAAGAAAAATATTATGACTTTGATTATCTACCTGATGATGATTTTGAAAACAATGTAGTATCAGATGATGAACCATTTGATGATATTATAGATCTATCAGCTCCCACAGATTCTTAAAACACTTATTATTAGCTTGAGTAACTAATAATATAGTATTCTACTCACAATTTATTTATTTATTTATTTAACACATATGTCTATGAGCAAAAGTTCTAGTGTCTATGTTATGTCTGATCCTACAACAGGAGCAGTAATTAACACATCCGTAAATAATCCTGAATGGGGTTATATTAAAATTGAACAATCAGTAAACCAGTATGATGATAATGGTTTTCTAAGAAGAAAGAAATTATTTGCAATTATTTCTGCTTCACTTTATGATTTACAAGATGTTGGGTATTATGCCGGTCAAATCCTTGATGGTAGAATAGTAACTCAAGAGTCTACAACACCCTTTAACAAGAAACACCCAGAAAGAGATATCAAAGTAGCTGGAGATACAGGTATTGTATGCCGTGTTGATGGTAATCCTATCTACCGCAGAACTATCTATACTGAAAAAGACAATGTAAAAGATACTTACATTGCACATGATAATGTTGAAGAATTGCGCAGAGCATTCTCTTCTGAAAAAGCTAATAATATATTAAAACCTAATGAAGAATTTAATATCTGATATTAAATGACAGACTATAGAGGGGGATAACAATGTCCCTCTCTTTTTATTTATGATTAAAAAAATGTATACTATGGAAAAGTTAAAAGAAAATGTTAGAAATTACCAGTTAAATACAAGTACTAAAACTACACAGTATTTATCTGATGGGTATTCACAATACCAAAACTATTTGTATAAGAGAGCATTGTATGGTCTAGATTCTTTAGATGAAAAAGAATTGGTCACTATGTGCAGTAAGAAAAGACAAAGAATTGTCAATGTTTATAAGAGAGCACAGATTATAGTGAATAAGTTAAAACAAGAAATAACTATTCAACAGTCTAACTTTATCTTTAAAACATTGTTTCCTAACAGTCCTATTACTGAGTTCTTATTATCTGAGACTGAAACTGATGAAAAGTTTAAAAATACTTTAACTTTTAAAGATTTAAATATCAGTAAAGACCAGATTATCAGTATCTTTATGGCTGAAGGAGTATTACCTAAAAACTTTTTAAGTTTAGAAGGACCACAGAGTCAGTTACCAAGACTAAAGAATGAATGTAAAGCTTAAAGAATGTGATGGTTGTCAGAAGATGACTGTTATATGGAAGAACCATGAGGGATTCAAGTATTGTAAATATTGTTGGAGTTGCCACAATCCCAAGAATAAAGATAATATACAGAAACCAACTGATTATAAAATCCCTCAGGTTTCTTCTAAGAGAAAAAAGAAAGATGCTGAGTATCTTAAACTAAGAACAAAGTTTCTTTCTGATCATTCTATTTGTGAGCTGAACTACTCTTGTTGTAGTAATGGTGCATCAGATGTGCACCATACACACAGTGGAGCTAACAGAGATGCATTCTATTTAGTACAAAGTACTTGGAAAGCAGCTTGTAGAGCATGTCACAAACATTTACACAATTTTCCTGCAGAGGCTAGAATACTAGGACACTTAAAATAATATGATTAAAACTTATGATTATGAAAAAGAATTATGTACAAATCTCAACAACAACAGAATACACAATGTTTAATTATTTGCCTATGAATAGAACTATAGACTCTCCTCAAGTAGAAGCTTTAGTGCAAAGCATTAGAGCAATTGGAATAAACAGACAAGTAATATGTATTAAAACAGCTCTTATAGATGGTGAATTAAAAACATATATAATTGATGGTCAACATTTATTACATGCTTGTCAAAGAGAAGGAATACCTGTTGAATATAGATATATTGAAGTATCTGATAATATAGATATTATTACAAAAATGGCAATGTTTAATAACTCATCTAAATCTTGGAAGTTAATGGACTATGTTAATGCATGGTTATATGAAATTCCTGATTATTTGACACTTAAGAAATTTAAAAACTTATATAATCTTGAGCCATTAATGATTGCTGGTATTTGTAATAATGCTGATTGTTATAATGCAGTATATTCTGCTAGTAGTTTAATTAAAACAGGTGAGTTTAGAGTTACAAATCACAATGCTGAAGCAATGTGTAAAGATTTTAGTGATTTATTTATTAAAATTGGAAAAGCTGACAGATGGGTTAAACATCAATTTTTAAGAGTATTTATTCAAGCTTATGGTAACAAAAATTATGACCATAAAGCTACACTTAATAATATTGATGTTAATATAGCACAAATTAAAGCTATGACAGATGTATCTATAGCAAATCAGTTTATACAGAAACAAGTATTTAACTTAATATAATATGAACAGAGAAGAAATACAAGCACAAGCATTAAAAGCTACTGTAGGTAAACAAAAATGTAGTGTAGTTTTAGGCACAGGGGTCGGTAAGACCCTTGTTGGCCTAAAGCATATGGAACTTAATACTACATCTCTTATGAGAACATTAGTAGTTGCACCTAAGAAATCTATTTTTCAATCTTGGAAAGATGATGCAGAAACTTTTAACATGCAAGAACAATTAAGCAGAGTTACATTTACAACTTATCTAAGTTTAAATAAACATAACCCTGCTGACTTTGATGCTGTGTATTTAGATGAAGCTCATAGTTTATTAGATAGTCATAGAGGATTTCTGCAACTGTATAAAGGAAAGATACTTGGTCTTACAGGTACACCACCAAAATATAAAGATTCTGAAAAAGGTAAATTAGTGCAGGAATTTTGTCCTGTAGTATATACTTTTAAAGCAGATGATGCTATAGAAAATGGAATACTTAATGATTACCAAATTATAGTACATGAATTATCATTGGATACTAATAAAAATTATCCTGTTTTAATGAAAACTAAAAGTTTTATAACTTCTGAGTTACAAAATTATAATTATTGGGGTCAAAGACTTGAAACTGGTTCCGGTCCAGTGCATATTCTTAGAGTAATGAGAATGAAAGCTATGATGGAATATCCAAGTAAAGAAAAATACACTAAGATACTAATGAACAGTATCAATACTAAGTGTATTGTATTTGCTAATACTCAAGATCAAGCTGATAGACTATGTGCTCATAGTTATCATAGTAATAATCCTAAGTCTGAAGAAAATCTAGAAAACTTTAAAGCTGGTAATATTACAAAACTCTCTACTGTTATGCAGTTAAATGAAGGTGTTAATATATCTAACCTTAAACAAGGTATTATTATGCATGCCTATGGTAATGAAAGAAAAGCTAGTCAGAGAATAGGTAGGTTACTCCGGTTAAATCCAGATGATAAAGCTATTGTACACATACTATGCTTTATGGGAACAGTAGATGAAAAATGGGTAAAAGAAGCTTTAGAAGGGTTTGATCAAAGTAAAATACTTTGGAAAGATTATAATGTTTCACTATATTAGTATTATGGAAGATAATAAAACACACAAGCTGGTTCTATATAATGATGATAAAATTAGTTTTCCATATATTATGGCATGTCTAATGAGATTATGTAATTTTGAACCTATTCAAGCAGAACAATGTGCATTAATTGCACATGACAAAGGAGAGTGTGCTATTAAACATGGCACATATGATGATATGTTTGATTTAATGTATAATTTTGAGCATCTAGAAATTAAAGTAAAAATTAAAGAGTATGCGGGCAATATGCATTGATAAATTTTGTATATTTGTTTATGCAAAAGAACTTAGTATATACTTTATCAGATCCTAGAACCAATGTAATTAAGTACATAGGTATAACATGTCAGACACTAACTAAAAGATTATCAGGACATTGTGCTGAAAAAAAATTCAATACAAAGAAGGTTAATTGGGTTCAGAGTTTAAGAAAAAACAATTTAAAGCCCATTATTATGGAACTAGATTGTTTTGAAACTTATGAAGAAGCTTTGTACTTTGAACAGTATTGGATAGCACAATTTAAGATATGGGGATTTAATCTTCTTAACTCAACTATTGGTGGTGAAGGGGCTCAAGGATGGATACCTACAGAAGAATATAAAAAAAACAAATCTATGGCTTATTCACAACCAGTTATACAATATGATTTAGATGGTAATTTTTTAAAAATTTGGAACTCACAGTTAGAAGCAGCTAGATTTTATAATGTTGGATCAAGTACAATAGGACATGCATTAAAAGATCCTGAAAGATGTGCTGTTAAGTTTATGTGGAGAAGAAGTGCTAAAGTAAAAACTAAAATTGATCCTTATTTAAAAGTTAGTAATAAACGAGAACTAATAATTGAAGATTTGATTACTAATACTTTTACTACATATAAATCTAAAACAGATGCTTTTGAAGTAATTGGTAGACCTACAAGACCATCAGATTATATTAATAAAGATAAAATTTTTAGAAAACATTATAAACTATATGGAAAATGAAGTGTATATGCATAGATGATACTAATAAACCAAAAAGAATTCCACAGAATGAGTGGATTAAAGAAGGTGAAACTTATACTATCACAAGATTTGTAAGAATGGAATTAGAAAAGAATAAGTTTGGAGTGCTTTTAAAGGAAGTCCAACTTAGTTCTGAATCTTTTCCATATGAACTCTATGATGCTGAAAGATTTTTACCCCTTGACTTATTAGCTAATGCACTTCATAAAGAAGAAGAATCAGTATTAGAAGCTGATTTAGAATTAGTTTAAACTTATAAAATTTATTTATGGAAAAATTACTAAACATATCTAGTGTATTGTTTGTGATATACTTTTTTTGTTCACAGTTATGTGCTATGTATTTTTGGTGGGAGTATTCATCAACACATAGTTTTATAGACTCAACTATCCTTGGTACTATAATAGCAGAATTTAAAGGATTATTATTCCCATTATTCATATGATAGACTATCAAATAGAAGAAGTAATTAAAAAGTTAAAAACAATAGATTACAAGACAAGAAAAAGAGCAATAGTAGATCAAAGAACTTATTTGATTGGTCTTATGTACTATAAGTTTAACTATACTGAATATGCTATTGCAGATCTTACAGGTCTTAAAAGATGCAATATTCAGTATGGTAAAAACATGCCTATACAACTTATAAATGATTCTGGTTATATTGAAAATACTAATGAATTATCTGAATTGTTTCCTTATGATTTTACAAAGGGATACATTACAAATATTAAGAGGAATACTACTGTTAAAGTAGTGTTTGATAGTAAAACCATAAAGAAATTAGAAAAGTGTAAGCAAATATTAGGACATGTAGACATTAGAAGTACCATTAAACATTTTATTAATAAATCTCTGTCAATATGGGAAGAATAAAAGAAATATTCATGCAAATGTATTATGCCAATGATGGTATACCAGAAGAAGCTACTATAGCTGATTTAAAAAGAATGGAAGATATAAAAATTTATGAATGGAGAGAATATGAGAGAGCTATTAAACTTAAAGAAGAAAGACTTAAGATTGATCAGAATAATCTTCAAGCACAACAAGATCAAGCTGAGAGACAAAGTCAGCAAAAGGAAATTATTAACCAGTATAAAAATAAATAATGAAGAGGGTGATTAAAGAAATAGGATATATGTTACTATATATTATAACAATATTCCTTATTGTAGGAGCCATCAAGAATTATGTATGTTTACCATTTATTAAATAAAATTATGAAAAGTATATTATTATTAGTAGGATTAGCACTAAGCTCTATAGCAAGTGCACAATGGAGTAACCATGTTGTAGACAATGGATTTGATGATAAATATAAAATTGCCTGGACTGCAGATGATGGAACTTGTTATCTTAAATTAGAAAAGTTAGATAATGGAAATGTAATATTTTACATAAGTGGTGGATATTTTTGTGATGCTAATGCTACTGTAGATTTATCTTTTTTAGTACATGGTACATATAAAAAGTATACTTCTTCTGGTATATTATCAGATGATAAAACAACAATATTTATGATTCGGGATATTTTACATGATGATTGCATTGATGATTTCAAAGCATGTACATCTATAAAAATCAGAATTAATGATGTTAATTGTGGTACTGAAATATATGAATTTAATATGTCTGGTAGTACATCAGCTTTAAACTTTGTTAATAATCAGTGAAACACTTTGTAAAATACCTATTGGTATGGGTAAGCCAAAACTTATCCATACCATTTTGGATGGTTGGTCACATACACTTATCAATGAATGTATATGCTGATATCCATGAGATACTTATGTCCTTTGGTATGAATATCATTGTAGCAGTAGGATTTATTATTGACTATATAGAAACAAGAAAGAAATAAGATTTGACTAATATATTAGTCATTTATACCCTTTTGTCACAATTTTGACTAATATATGTGACATTTTAATTAAATAAAAATGATATGGCAGCAGATATAACAGTATGTCCAGGAACAGATTGTCCTGTGAAAGAAAAGTGCTACAGATTTACAGCACCTAGAGATGAATTATGGCAAAGTCAATTTGTGGAAATACCTGGTAAAATGGAAGAAAACAAGTTTACTTGTGATATGTACTGGGGTGAACAAGCTGAAAGTATATGGGGTCAACTAAAAAACATAGTAGATGGGAAAAATAATACTTGAGTTTGACTCTGAAGAAGAAAGTAATGATGCTAGAACAGCATTAGATGGTTACAAATGGAAAAGTGTAGTATGGGATCTTGATCAAGAACTTAGAAGTACTGTGAAACACGGGTACATTGGTAACAGAGAAGCTACTTCAGAAGAAGTTGATGCAGCTGATAACCTAAGAACAAAACTTAGAGAAATATTAGAAGATAATAATTTAAATCTAGACTAATGAAAAAATTTAAATCAGAAGATTTAGTATACAGTATTGTAAGAGAACATTATGATATGGCAAAGAAAACTGATCAAAGTATTAGTTATCTATGGTATATGTATGATCAAGGAACAAAGTCCGGAGAATTTAGACCATTTATCTACATGGCAGAGATGCAGTTATTAAAAGAAATGGGTTATGTTAACACAGATGAGATATCTAATATGGTAGATATGTTAAGTTCTGATGATAAAGAAAACTTTTACATATTATCTTTATCTCTTAACACACTTAGAAACAAAAGAATAAAAGATCATGGTGCATATGCAGATGAAAATGAAGCTTACACAGATTTAGTAAATAATTATACTCATAGAATAGTTAATCATGACTTATTTACTAAAACATATGCAAAATGAGTAAGCTTCACAAAAACTTTATTATAGAGATCATGGAAACTGAAATGGAAAAGTATAAGAAACTATATTCAGAAGATGTATTACCTAGATTATTAGCTCAGGATATTTATACAAGATTTAAATGTACTAAGTATGTTTCAAAAGAAATTAGTAAAGAATTAATTAAAAACAACAAAGCATTATGAAAGAACAAGAATTAATTGACTTAGGTTTTGAGAAAATTGAAGTAACTCATGATGAAAGTGATAATGGTTATGACTATTACTACTATGAGTTGAGACTTATGGAAGGACTAATATTATCTTCTTGTGATAGTATTGAAGTTAAAAATAAGAAATGGCCTGTAACAAACTTTGATTGGCCACAAGCAACAGAATTAAACAAGAATAATATTATTTACTTGATTCAGATGGCAAATCAGATATTGAATCATACAAATCATCCTGATCATCTTTAGACATTAACTTTGCTTTTTCTGCAAGAATGTTAAAGATAACTACAGTGGCTGAAGATTTCCAACAGTCATCTATCTTTTCAGTAATTATATCCATAGGTGCAGGAGTTGATAATACTTCTCCTGTTCTTAAATGGATTTTAGTTCCTGCATCCGGATTCATTGGATTAATAAAAGATACTCTTGTTATGTGAGTAACATTAAGATGCTCAATATATGAACCATCTTTATCTTTGAGTTCTATGGGTAGAAACATTATAGTATAATATTACCTTCTATTTTGTAATTAGTCACTGAAACTTTATCTTTAATTCTTTTTAGTATAGCAAAACCATGGTTCCATTCATTGATTTCCATGTATTCAGGAGCAAGATCACACATGCATCCTAAACTATATGCTTTAATTGTAGTTGGCTCACCTATTCCATAAACTCTCTGTGAGCTTTCACTAGACTTATGGAAGTGATTCACTATAGAATTAGACTTAAGCCTCATTAGAAGTGTTCTAGCAGGTACTACACCACCAGCACCAGGTATTTTATCACCGTGCTCTATAGTGTAGTCACCAAATACTACTTTACTTCTAAAAGGTATAAACTCTATTCTGTATTCTGCAACATGTAGAATAACATCTAATCTAAATTCATCCATGTCTAATAATTCTGATGCCTTAATTCTAAGGTATCTTTCAAATCTATTCTCATGGTTACCTGTGATATAATAGATAGGAATACCAGGGAATCTATCTCTAAGATAAGCTAAGAATTCTTTTCCTGCTTCTATTTCATCTTTAAAATGTATTACTCTTGGGTCTTTCTCATGAAAAGAAAGCTGATAGAAGTCTAATAAGTCTCCATTAATTAATATAGAGTCTACATTTTCTTCTTCAAACTTAGTAAACATTGTTTCTAAGGCAGTATTATCATGAAAAGGTATGTGAACATCACCGAATATACCAAGTCTCATACATCCTGTAGGAAAGGTAAACTGATTTCTTACTTTTGTGTGTGATTCTGGCAAAAACAACTTAGTTTGTGTAACTTTGGTTTTAAGTTCTTTTTTAAAATTTTTATTTGAACCATTATCCATGCTTTCTCTCTGTCTTTTGCCTTGTTGTCCTCTGTAGTATCTTACTCTACTGTAAGCACTTTCAAGAGATGAAAAGAAACCAGTGTTCTCATTATAAATTTTTCTAGCTAGAGTTTTAGAAGGTGCTTCTGGAAATTTTTCTAAATACTCATGTACAATTTCTGTATTTTTGAGTATTGCATGTGCATTCTTTGCTTTTTTTCCCATTACTAATAATATAAAATAATCAATATGTTTACAGTCAAGTTAACTAAACAGGGTGGAAAGTTAGTATATCCTGATGATAAATCAAAATTAAATTACCAAATGTTTTTAGATAAACTTTCTGAAGGACAGAAAGTAGAAATGTTTATTGGTCTTGCAGATACAGACCATAGTGTAGCCCAGCTTGCAAAAGTGCATGCTTGTATTAGAGAATTAGCCAAAGAATCTGGCTATACATTTGATGAAATGAAAACACTAGTAAAACAACAATCTGGTCTATGTTATGATGGAGGAGATGCAATATTATGCAAATCTTTTGCAGATTGTAGCAAAGATGAATTATTATTAGCTATTGAAGCTTGTGTAGCTATTGGAAGAGATAACTATAATATGGATCTTAGCTAACAGGAGGAACATATCCTTCATCTGTTGGTTCAAGTATCTCAGTTTCATCATATAATTTTGCTTCACTTGCTTGAGATTCAATTTCTGAAAGTAATAATGTAATAGTATGAAAAGATCTTTGAAGATCATTCATATCTTTGTACTCACTATGAATACATTCTTTTATGAACTCTTCAGTATTTTCCTTAGGCATTTGATTATATAAATAAAATGCAACAGCTTTTGTCATAAGATAAAAGCTCTTATTTACTTTGATGCTTACAATAGCATCATCTTTTAATTCTTTTACTTTAATTGCCATGGTGATTAATTTATTACAAAAATATAATAATTATGAAACAAAAACTAGATATAGAAGAGATTAAACAAAAAATATTTAATAAACTTGAACCATCAGGTTGGGGACAAAAACTTAAACCTTTTATATTTAGTGGAGATTTTGATAATATTATTACTCAGTTGGCTAGATTATCTACTGATGGTAAAAGATTTACTCCACCATTAAAACAAATGTTTAGAGCATTTGAGGAATGTCCACTAGATAAGTTAAAAGTTGTTATTGTAGGACAAGATCCTTATCCACAACTTGGAGTTGCTGATGGTATTTCACTTAGTTGTGCAGGTAATATACAACCTAGTTTAGAATATGTATTAGATGAAATAAACAGATCTGTTTACAATTTCTTTCCTGTTTCAAATGATCCGGATTTAACAAGATGGTCAAATCAAGGTGTATTATTATTAAACACAGCTCTTACAACTACTGTAGGTAAGATAGGACAACACTATAGTATATGGAAGCCTTTCATTGCATATTTGTTTGATTATCTTACCTGGAATCACACCGGACTCATATATATTTATTTAGGAAAACCTGCTAATGAATGGGTTGAGTGTGTAAATGATAATAATTATAAATTTGTATTAACTCATCCTTCAAGTGTTGCTTATAGTAAACATGGAGAATGGAGCTCAGAAGGAGTATTTTTAGAAGCTAAAAATATTATCCAAAAAAACACTAATGAAATAATTGTTTGGTAATGCAAGATATATACACAAGACTAATAAAAGAGAACTTAACTCCTAATGCATTTTATGTTTTACACTGTATTAAAGAGGGTATTGTTCCTGATAAATTTGTGAATAAAGAACTTGAAGTAGCTAGATTGAAGTCTGCTAAATGGTTGAATGAAGATTTGACATTGTCAAATAAAAGTATTACATTTACAGATGAAATAAACAGCTTCTTTAAGAAAACTAAGAAGAAAGTTTCCAAAGACTTAATGGGTGAAGACTTTTTGCAAAAGATACAGGAGTATGTAGAAATATTTCCTAATAGAAAACTATCTTCTGGAAAATATGCAAGAGTGAATCCTAAAAATCTGGAAACAAGTTTTAGATGGTTTTTTGAAACCTATAACTATAACTGGGATATGATTATTACTGCTACTGAAAAATATGTTGATGAATATAGCATTAGAAACTATGAATACATGAGAACTGCACAATACTTTCTTAGAAAGCAAACTCTTGATAAAGCATTTGATTCTGAACTAGCAACATACTGTGATCTGATTAATAGTGGTGATAATGATCCACAAGTATATTTTAAAGAAAATATTGTATGAGAATGACTAAGCTGTTTATGATTGCTGTTGTGGGGACTCTGATTGCGTATACTTTAGTAGATTTATTTATACTAGATATGCCATTTTGGAAATTTTGGTTGATTGAAATGCTCATAACAGCATCACATGCATATTATAACTATGCAAAGAAAAAGATTATTGTAATAAATCCAAATTAATATGTCAGAATTATTCAATGGTGCTAGGCCTTTATTGCCTGTAAGTGAAAGAGATGCATTAAGAAAAGCTATAATAAAAATAAAAGCAAGAAGACAAGGTGATCTAAAATCTCTAAAAAGTGCATGGCCCAAGTTTAATGATGCTTTTTGTGATGGATTAGAATGGAGAACTATCACCATAGTTGGTGCTAGACCGGGAACAGGTAAGACTTTATTCATGGAACAGTTGATTAGTGATATTATAGTTCACAATGCTGACCAAGAATTTAGAATTCTTAAGTTCCAGATGGAAATGGTTGATGAAACCAATGGAGTAAGAAAATTAAGTCTGAATACAGGTGCTGATTACAATACATTAATGAGTAAGGGTGGGAATCCAGTTGATAAAGGCATATTTTATAAATGTGTTGAGTATTATGAAAAATCTATAGAAAATGATTACATAAATGTTGTATATGATGCATGTACAATTGATGAGATGTGTGCTACTATTCACTATGAGATGAATAAGTACATAAGAGAAGATGGAAGTTATGTAAACATGTTAGTTACTATAGATCACTCAGCATTATTTAGAGTTGGTAAAGGACAAAAAGATAAATTTGAAATGCTTAATGCTTTAGGTGAAGCTCTCACCATGATGAAAAAGAAGTATCCAGTAGCTTTTGTAGTTCTAAGTCAACTCAACAGAAATATAGATAATCCAGAAAGACAACGGGATGGAGAGTATGGAAATTATGTATTAGATTCTGATATATATGGTTCTGATGCTTTATTACAACATGCTGATGTAGTTATGGGAATTAATAAGCCTTCTCTTAGAAAAATTAGACAGTATGGACCAGAAAGATTCATTATTAATGATGAAGATATGCTAGTCTTTCACTTTTTAAAATCAAGAAATGGTACTACAAGAATAAGTTTCTTTAAACTTGATAGAACTACTATGAGGATTATAGAAATAGATACACCAGCACAAGCAACAAAAAAAGTAGCAATTTAATTAACAACAAATGAGTATAAGAAAAGAAAAAGAGAAAGACTTCTATATTTTGCATATGGATACTTTCAAAAAACTGGGTTTACAAGACCCGTATTTTATGATTAAAGCAGCATTCTTTCAGAAAGGTAAGTATGGAAGACAAATTCAATTCTTTGAATCTGAACTTAGAAGAGGTGAAGATATTTATATGGAATTCTATGATAATGTAAAGGATGGAAATGGGAAAGACATTGATGTTGTTCCTATGTTTTCAGACAGGCAGTTATTCAAGTATAGATACAATCCATATTTTGAAGAAGAATATGAACAAAAAGAAGGTATTAGTGGTAAAGGTGATCCTTATATGACTTTCACTGTACCTGTAACAGAGCTTTTAGCTGTTATGACTGATGGATCAGAGATTACATATAATCTTTATGAAAAAAGAAAAGCAGATCTAGAAACTAAAAAAGATGAAGATGATCTTCCAAAACTGCAGAAAACTTTATTTCCTAATTTTGAAGACCAGTTCCCTAGCGCAGAAGCTATTACTTTAGAAAAAGATGAAGAAGAATCAACTTCTGATATTCTTCAAAGAATATCTCTGGATTTTTTAAAACTAGCAAAAAAACTAAAATAAGATGAGTATAATACTCCCAACTAAGAAAGTAAAAGTAGAAAGTGTTAATCCTAAAAGATTAATTATCTACTCTAAGCCTAAAACTGGTAAAACTACTGCATTTGCAGGTCTTGCTGATAATTTAATATTAGATTTAGAAAATGGTTCAAATTATGTTGAAGCATTAAAACTTAATGTGAATTCATTGCAAGAATTACTTGAAGCAGGTAAAGCTATTAAAGAAGCAGGATGTCCTTATAAGTATGTTACTATAGATACAGTAACTGCATTAGAAGAAATGGTAGCTCCTTTAGCAATAAAATTATACAGAGGAACATCTATGGGTAAAAACTATGATGGAGATAATGTATTAACTTTACCAAATGGAGCAGGATATTTATATATTCGCCAAGCTTTCTTTCAAGTTTTAGATTTTATTGATACCTTAGCCCCCCATATTATTTTATCTGGTCATATTAAAGATAAAGCTGTGGATGATAAAGGTGAAATGGTTTTAGCTGCAAACATTGATTTGACAGGTAAAATTAAATCTTTAATTTGTGCTAATGCAGATGCAATTGGTTACATGTTTAGAAAAGGCAATAAAACTATTGTCTCTTTTAAAACTAATGAAGAAGTAACTTGTGGTGCAAGACCAGAGCACTTAAGAAATGCAGAAATAGTAGTTTCTGAAATGAATGAGAAAGGTGAACTAAAGTTTCACTGGGATAAAATTTATGTATAACAACTAAAAAACAAATAAAATGGCTTTAAGCACAACAGATTTAGCAGCAGCAGGTGGATCAGGAATGATGAAAACAATTGCACCAGGCAATCATGTATTAAAAATTAACAGTATTCAGTTAGATGATTATTCATTTATTAAAGATGCTAAGCATTTAATACTAAATTTAGAAACAGAACCTATTGAAGGTTTTGAAGGATTTCTGATTGACAAAGATGATGAAAGTAAGGGCCGGTTTGCAGGTCAAATTGGTAGAGTAAAAGCAAGTCAATATGCTTTTGCAGATGGAGAAACTAAATCTGGTATTAAAATACAAAGAGATAGATCTATCATGATTTTCTTAAAAAACTTATGTAACACATTAGAGTTAAATGAATGGTTTGCTGCACAAGATAATAAGCATGACACTATTGAAGATTTTGTAACTGCATTTAATGTAAGTGCACCATTTCAAGATGTTTTTGTAGAATTTTGTATTGCAGGTAAAGAATATGTAGCTAAAACAGGTTATACTAATTATGATATGTATCTTCCTAAAGCTGACAAAGGTAAATATGCATTTGCTCAGTATGATGAAGGTAAAGTAATTATTTATGATGAAGCTACACATCTTAAGAAAAATGAAGTAAAAGAAGTACAAGCTTTTGGAGATTCTGATGATACATTCAGTGTACCAAAAAGATCATCATCTGATTTTTCTTTAGATTAATATTTTATAAGAAAGGGGAAGATTAGTGATAGTCTTCCCATTTTTTATTTATTAATTTTTGCATTATGATTTCAACTAAGAATATTATTTCTGATCTAAAAGACATTCCAAGAGAATGGATTTTTGAATATTATCTGAATTTAAAAGAAAAGCTTACTGGTCAAGACTTAAAGATACTTTCTGCTTTTAATGCAAAAGATAAAGTGCCTTCAATGTGTATCTACACGGATACACTTTCAGGAGTTTATAAGTTTAAAGACTTTTCATCTGGCATTCAAGGTGATGGTATTGCATTAGTAACAGCCTTGTTTAATATGCCTAATAGAGGACATGCAACAAATAAAATACTTTTTGATTATCAAGAGTACCTTAAGTATAACACATGTTCAGAAATTAGAGAATTTAAAGTACATGATAAGTTTAAGGTTGTAGATTATGAAATGAGACACTGGAATACATTAGATCAACAGTATTGGATGAAATATAAAATTGGATCTAACTTGCTTGAACATTATAATGTGACTCCATTAAAATATTTTGTAATGGAAAAAAAAGATATAGATGATACTGTGCTTTCATTTAAGTTTGAAAGACCATATATGTATGGTTATTTCAGAAATGATGGAACTTTGTATAAAATCTATATGCCTAAGACTACTGATAAGAAATTTATTAAAGTACAAAATTATGCACAAGGTACAGATCAGTTATCTTTTGAAAAAGATTATTTAATTATAACTTCTTCTTTAAAAGATCTTATGGTGTTTCAAAAACTTAAGATTGCTAATGCTGAATGTATTGCACCAGATAGTGAAAATACTATGATTCCAGAATCTACTGTTAATAAGCTTAGCAAACGGTATAAATCTATAATTGTACTGTTTGATAATGATGAACCAGGTATTAAAGCTGCTGAAAGATACAAGCTTAAGTATAACTTTAATTATGCTGTATTACCAATGGAAAAAGATTTATCTGATTCAGTTGCAAAACATGGTATAGATAAAGTTAGAGATATGTTATTACCTTTACTAAAACAAGCATTATGAGTTGGACATACAAAGGCAAAGAGTTTGATGAACTAAGTATCCCAAAAGGAGCTATAGGTTTTATATATAGTATGACTGCTATTATAGATGGTAAGTCAGTTGCATATATTGGTAAAAAGAACTTCTTTTCTAATGTAAAGAAACCATTGGGTAAAAAAGCTTTAGCTCTGACTACAGATAAAAGGCTAAAGAAATATACCCGGGAAATTAAAGTTGACTTTATGAGATATTACAGTAGTAATGCAACTCTTAAAGATGCTCACAAAGCAGGAGTAATAATCAAAAGAGAGATCTTGATGATATGTTACTCAGCTATGGAGTTAACTTATCAAGAAGTAAAGCATCAGTTTAAATATGAAGTGCTTGAGAAAGATGAATACTTAAATGCCAATATTCTTGGCAGGTTTTACAAAACAAAATAACTATGACAGAAAATGATATGACTGGCCTTCTACTTAAGTTGGCTGACCTTGGTGTGACCGGGATTAAAATAATCTACTCAGGTGGAGGAGATTCAGGTGCAATTGATGATATTATATATACAACAGAAAAAGTAACATGTCTTGAAGATTTAGATGATTTAGATCAGTATGGTGAAAATGTTCTTAATTTACGAGATCTTAGTACATCTTTATATTCAGATATAGAAGACTTTGCTACTTCAAAACTCTTAGATAATGTAGAAGATTGGTGGAATAATGAAGGTGGTTATGGAACAGTACTTATTACTATTCCTTCTGGTAACTATAAAATTAATAACAATATTTATTTTACTGAAACTGAAACATATAATCATAATGGTAATTTAATTAATCAAAGCTTAAACT